ATAATTAGAAACGAAAGCGGCAACAACAAAGCGCGCGACAACTACTTTGTGGGCAACGTAACGCCAACGGGTGCCAACCACATAGACCTAGATTCCTACCTTAACGCACGCCTATCTTTTGATGCGGGCTTTGGAGGGGGTGCCGTAGACTTTGAGTTCTATGTTACGATTCAGTTTGGTAACTATTACTGGAACGGCAGCATTTGGACCACCACCGCGTCTTTTGTTACTTATTCGGAACACCGAATCTTTGGGCCTGGGCCGAGTTTAGAAAACATCCAGCACCACATTAATGGTGCCCACTTAGCCACCCTACCGACCATAGGCACTGAGCCCATGTATTACACGGTTACCGGCATACAAACGTCAGGCCACCCAGCCGATTCAATAGTAACAACCGCGACCATGTACTTTGCGTACCACAACGCGAACCCCAGCACTACAATTTATTATGCGGACAATACTAAACGTATTAACGGCATAACTACGGAGCTTAATACCGAGCTTGGGGATATTTGGACCAGCTCCGGAATTGGGGCAGCGCTAGCTGGGGAGTTGCGGTGCTTCACAACCACGGGACGTACTACGGCCTACGGGAATATATTTTGGAGTACCGACCAAGACCTTATCTTGACTATTGTAGCTTACCAATTAGCCCGCAAAAGTTACCAGCCTGGGCAATACTACGAAATAGATTTACACGGTACCTATTCGTATAACCACTCCTTTACCTGGGATTCCGTATTGTACAAACCCGTGAACCTAAGTTTTAACGACCGCGATTCTCGCGCCACTTACCGGGCCTATTTAGACGGGGCAATACTAACCAGCACGGAATCTAAGCGACCGAACCAGGACCTATGATTACTTACGAATTACCACTAAACCCGTATTACTACGCCTACGTAGTTGGCGACGGGGGAACCGTTGAAACTAACACCTGCACATTATGAACACCGCACAATTTATAACTATCTTTACTGGGGGTAATTACGCCGCTCAAGTTTGGAACACCTACGAGGCCTACGTACTGGCTGACAGTGGAACAACGGAGGCTCGGGATTGCACCATTAACGCCATTGCACGCTTATTATGAGTACACCCTTTTACGATTTAGCCAGCCTAGTAGTAGTCCCATCGGGCTACAAGAGCGGCAAGGTTTACGCACAAAAACCACTAACCACGGACGGGCAGCTAGCCTTTACCCGTGCCTCAAGCGCCACCCGCGTCGCCTCAAGCGGCCTAATTGAAAAGGTGCGAACTAATTTAATTTTGCAGTCCGAAGCGTTTAATACAACTTGGGCGCCTGCTTCGGTAAGCGTTACACCAAATACAACTGCAAATCCCTTAAATGGTGCGTTGACTGCTGACACTATTACTTTGACGGGTGCGACTGCGCCAAAGTATATAACGCAGACCATTATTTATGGTGGTTCAACAACAACAAGCGTTTACCTAAAGGCTGGAACGCATCAATTTGTACAAATTTGTTTAGGCACAGACCCTACGCCATTTGCTAATTTTGATTTAGTCAACGGAACCGCAAGTGCAACTGGCAGTACCGCAAGCATTGTATCGGCAGGCGGTGGGTTTTTCCGTTGTTCGATGGCGGCTACGTCTATTATTGGCACGGATATAATTATTTTAGCAGTAGATTCTTTGGCGGCCACACGTTTTTTGTCAACTGCCTCAACGGGTACTTTTATTGCCTTTGGCGCACAAGTAGAAACGGGCGACATAGCAACCGCCTACATCGCCACCACCACTGCAGCGGTATCTGTTGGCCCAGTGAGCGGTTTACCCCGTTTGGATTATTTGGGGTCTACTTGCCCTCGCTTGTTGCTTGAACCGCAGCGGACGAACCTTGTGTTTTTCTCAGAACAACTAAACAACGCAGGTTGGGCAGTAGACGCAGTAGTAACCGCAAACACAGCAGTTTCACCCGATGGTTATACAAATGCCGATAGTGTTATGGAATCGGCCACGACAGCCTTTCATATTCTTGGTGACGCAGTTACAACTATCAACGGTACAACTTATTCTTATTCGTTTTTCGCAAAGCCGAACGGAAGGAATTTTGCTCGTATTTTGTTTGGAAATGATTCTTTTATAGACAGCCAATCAGCATACTTTAATCTTTTGACTGGTGCCGTAAGTACCAGCGCATCGGTTACTGCATCTATGGTTAGCTATGGGAATGGTTGGTATCGTTGCACTGCGATTTGCACAAGTGATGCAAGCGCTTCAAGTCCAATTTACTTTGGTCCCGCTCGTAATATGACCGATGGTTACGCCACTTATGCGGGTAACGCTTCGTTGGGAATTTATGCTTTTGGAGCGCAGCAAGAAGCAGGATCCTACGCCAGCTCTTACATCCCTACATTGGGAGCGAGCGTTACAAGGGTTGCGGATGAAGCTATAAAAACGAGCATCAGCTCGCTTATTGGGCAGACTGAGGGAACTTTGTTTGCTGAGTTTGATTTTGTAGCTGGTGAAAATTCTAATTACGGAATCATTTACCAAGCTGCATTTAGTACGTATATATATATAAACCAACAAACAACTGGTTCAATTAGCGGCCAAGTTCAGGGAGTTGGTAATTTTTCTTTTACGCAAGCTAAACCAAACGGAAGGTACAAGTGCGCTATTGCTTACAAATCGGGAAATAGCGCATTTTTCATAAATGGGGTGCAAGTAGGGACTACCAACACCACGACTTTTACACCAGTTGCAATGGATATTTTTGGCCTACTTTCTACGGAGACCAAAAAAATCTATCAATCCCTACTATTTAAGACCCGTTTAACCAACGCCCAACTGGCAGAAATTACAGCATTATGAAATTCCTAAAATACGAGTATACTCCCGTTCAATGGGAAGCTGCAAAGAAAAAGATTGAGTTAACGGGTACCGACCCCGAAGGCGAAACCTACACTTACTACAACCCCGAGCTAGTTACTGCGGTAGTGGAGCTGGGTAAGCTTTGCATTGAGTGGACACCTAGTGAGGAAGGCCCAGTGTGCGCCAAGCAATCTACTAAGCTTAGCGTAGATATTCTATGGACTGACCAGCCTTTGACTACAAGCTTTGCCCCTTACGTGGTATGGCCGGAGCCGTGCGGCATCCACGTATTCGCTGGACATGAGCAAGAGTACGCAGCTGAATACTGCCTAGCTAACCCAACCGCGGCATACTGCCAACCCCCTGCGCCCATTGAGCCATGAGCAACGACCACCTAGTAGGGGCATGGACCCTAAATATGTTTAGCGCTGTTGCCGCTCAAGTTATGCCAATAGTAGGCGCTATTTCCTTTTCCCTAACCATAGGGTACACCCTTTACCAGTGGCGCAAAGATGTTAAAAAGAATTCTGGAGAACCCAAAAACTAGCTGCTTAGCTGGTATTGTATTCGGCGTAGCCATGATTATGGTTTGGTATGAAAAGGCTACCTTGGTAGAGGCTGGCGTATTTTTACCCGCGATCGTAGGATTACTTTTTGCCAAGGACAAATGACCAAAAACTTCACCCTGGCGGAGCTGACAAAGACCCGCTTCGCTTTTGACAATACGCCAACGCCGCAAATTGAGGCTAACCTACTTATGCTATGCCAAAAGGTATTGCAGCCTTTACGCGACGCGGTAGGGCCAGTAACGGTAACCAGCGGGTATAGGTCCAAGCTAGTAAATGAAGCGGCGAACGGCGCGTATAAGTCGGACCATTTGTATGGGTTTGCAGCTGACCTACAAAGCCCGGACGGGGACCACCGAAAGATATTTGATTGGCTGAAAAACAACGCCATGTATAGCCAGCTTATCTATGAGTTTGGCACCGATAAGCAGCCTCAGTGGGTGCATGTAAGCTACAACCCTAAAGACCTAAAACGTGAAACCCTACGCGCTCGCAACGTGGGCCGTCGTGTTACTTACAGTAGCATGTAGCCCCAAAATAATCAATACCGAAACCATAACCATACGCGAAACGCAAACGCTACGCGATACGGTAACGCTTCGGGATAGCATAACGCTGGTGCAGGATAGGGTACAAGTGGAAATAGTACGGTTACCAGGGGACCGCATTTTTGTAAAGGGGACATGCAAAGGCGATACGGTTTTTAGCAATACTCAGACGATTCGCGAGGTTAACAAAAAGCCAAGCCGACGTCAAGAATTGTTTACTATGCTGCCTATTATAGTTTTAGGTATTACCTTGCTCGTGGTAATACTAAAAAAATGATTATAACGCACCATCGAAACAGCCACACGATAGACGTAGAAGGGAAGCACTTCAAGCTTTATTTACTTTCCGACTTACACTGGGATAACCCCCACTGCGACCGCGAAGCCCTTGCAAAACATTTAACCCTTGCCAAAGAAGAGGGGGCTAAAGTTGCCATAAACGGTGACTTTTTTTGTTTAATGCAGGGTAAGTACGACCCAAGACGCAGTAAAAAGGACATACTGCCTGAGCATAACAAAGTAAACTACCTGGACGCGGTAATAGAAGATGCGGTAAAGTGGTTTGGCGACTGGGCCGAAACGATTATATTTATAGGATATGGAAACCACGAAACCGCAATCATTAAAAACGTGGAAACGGACCCACTCCAGCGATTCGCCGACCTATTCAACTACACTTACAAGCCCGCCCTACCTATCACCGTCGGGGGCTATGGTGGTTGGCTTACGCTACAATTTAAAAGACAAACAATCCGTAAGTCCTACGCCATACATTATTACCACGGAAGCGGTGGCGGCGGAGCAGTAACGAAGGGAACCATACAGCACCAGCGTAAGATGGCCGACATCGAAGGCGCGGACTGCGTATGGATGGGCCATGTGCATGAGCTGTACGCAATGTATCAAACCAAAGCAGGGCTAGACGGTCACCGTATGCCTATTTTAAAGGAGGTATTGCATTTACGCACTGGGACCTATAAGGACGAATACGGCGACGGGGCCTTTGGCTGGCACGTAGAACGTGGCGCACCGCCTAAGCCAATTGGCTGCGTAACGCTTGATTTTTACTACCGTAGAACCAGCAAGAGCATGGTTTTAGACGTAACGCCACAAATTCTTAACGAAAACAAATTTCGTAAATAGAAATTTTTGTATTACTATTGCCGTGTTAACCAACACTAACACAAAATGGCAAATAGATTTTTAAATTGGATTGACCGCGTGGGCTTACCCCTGGCGGCTTTTGTTTCCGTTACTGGGAGCGTTTTAATGTTTGTAATAATTATAATTCGTTTACTCTATGAAAACTAGCACAATACAGCACGCCACCGGGGACGGAACATGGCAAAGCGCCTATGGTTTAATGTACGCCTACGAGCTACGCATGGCCAACGGCGACCACTTTAAGGTAAATTCTAAAAAGGCAGACGCTTTCCAAAATGGTCAGTCAATTAACTACGAGTTAACCGGCAAGACGGACCGCAACGGTACGCCGCAGGGCAAAATCGTGAGTGAGTACATGCAGCAAGTTGCGCCTGCTCCTTTTAATGGGCAAGTATTAACTATGGCACAAGCTCCCGCAAATAATGCAGGAGGTAAAGACCGTAGCATTTTAATCCAAGTGGCCTTTAAGATGGCTATGGAGCGTTTAAACGCTGACCCTACCAAGACCTTACAAGAGGTATACCTAGTTGCTAAGTACCTATACGACGAAATGGTGACCGCACATGAGCAATTTTGATACCCCCGTATGCGTAGAGCTTGGCGCTTTCATTGAGGGCCAGCTTTCCTTAATACGCCATAAAATGCAAGAGGCAGTCTTAGAGGAGCAGAGCGAGCTTTGGGGCCAGCAAAAGCAATTACTTAAGATTAAGACCTGGTTACACTGGTACGAAAGTCAAAGAAAATGATTGAGGAGTACAACTTTGGCGACTTGAACCTAGAAGAGAATCTAGTAGTAGAGTATATACGCGACTGCGACGAGGACGGCTGCCGCATGGTAGTAAACCGCGTTACTTTGTTTATAGCTGGTTATGCTGTAAAGATGCCGGACGAATTGTATATAAAGATTTACCGAATTTGCGATGATTACGCAAATGAATTAGATCCTTTCGACCGGTGAACGTCAAGCAAAAAGGAAATAGGTTTGAGGTGGCCGTAGCTAGAATGTTACGGCCGCTTTTTCCTAACGTGCAAACGAGCCGTTTAATGAATAAATGGCTAGACGGCCAAGGCGTAGACCTAGTAGAAACTTACCCTTTTTACATCCAGTGCAAGCACGTAGAGCGTGGGCTAGACCCTCACGCTGTGCTTGAACATATGCCAAGCACCCCTGGCATGTATAACGTACTGTTGTGGAAGCGCAACCGAAAGTCCACGCTGGTAGTTATGAGCGTAGAAGATGCCACCGAAATAGCGCATATGCTTAAGCAAAACGGCGTGCTATGAATTACATAATTTATATACGCCACCGTGCCACCCGTGAGCTTAACAAAATGGAGCTTAAATTTAATAGCGTGGGGCAGCTCACTAGCTTTATTAACGATTTGCCAGGAACATTAGAACTAATTAGCTATGAAAGGGATAAAAGCTTTCCTCGAACGAAGCGAAGCTAAGGGCTTTGATATGCGTAACCTGCGCAAAGAGGTAGCAGCTGTTGAAGCAGAGTTAGACGAACTATACTACCAGGCGGAGCTTTTACAAAGGCTGGCGCTTTACATTACGCGAAGCAGGCACCACGCAAACACGTTTTACTGGGCTAAAAACCTAGAGCGCGAAAAACTATTGTGGGAGCTTGGAGAAGATTTTGATTTATTAACCTGGGAGACAAACTTTGACAAATGGAAGCGATTGATGGATTAACGGACCCTTACGCAGCGGCGTTATGGTTAGAGCAGCAACTAAACGACATGAACGGCTTTTACAACAAGGGCCGTTTTTTTGTCGCCGAGAAAAACGAATATAAAGAACTAACCCGCGAAGAACTGGGAATCTTATGCTTTGACATACTAAAGGCTAAAGGCACGCAGGCAAAGACTACTTATATTATAGAGTATTTAGCGCAGAAGCTAGCGGCTAACCCCGACAATTTAGACCTAATTCCCTTTAATAACGGCTACGTAAAGGACGGTAAGTTTGTAACGAACCCAAAGTATAAGGTGCCTAACAAGGTGACCGAGTGCATCCCCTACGAGTTCGACCAGCTGGCTTTTCCTATTAAATGGATAGCGTTCTTAGATGGCGTGTTTAAAGGGGACGAGGACGCACACCAAAAGACCCAGCTAATACAAGAGTGGTTCGGATATTGCTTGGATCGCGCCCTAAATTTGCATAAAGCGCTCGTTTTGTACGGAGATGGTGGCAACGGGAAAAGCGTATTATTAGAGGTGCTGGCTGCTATGGTACCATACTGCACACGCTTAGAGTGGCACGAGCTTAATGAGCAACGCAATCTAGAGCGATTAGCGGGCAGTTGGTTAAACATAGCCACCGAGATAAGCTACAAAGACAGTACGGGCACTACGGGCTTTAAAAAGGCTGTTGCGGGCGAGGTATTGACTGCCAACCCTAAGTACAAAAAGCCTTTTGACTTTACACCTTTTGCAAAGTTCGCATTTGCGACCAACGGGCTGCCTATGGTAGACGACATAAGCAATGGCGTATTTAGGCGCTTAATGGTAATAAGCCTTAATAACAGCTTTGTAGGTCGTGAGGACTGGAGCCTAGCGAAGGAGCTAACCAAGGAAATGCCAGGTATTATACAGTGGGCTTATAATGGCTTGCTAAGGCTAAAGGCCAACCGAAGCTTTACCATAGTGCCTAGCAACGTGGTAGAATTGCAGGAATTTAGGCGTGCTATAAACAGCCTGCAAAGCTGGCACGACGAAACCCTAAGCATGTACGAAGGGCAGGAAATGACCTTTACGGACTTTTACCGAGGCTATACGAGCTACTGCCTAGAAACGTCAAATAGGCCCTTTGCACGTAACAAGATACGCGGAGTAGTTAATGCTTTGGGTCTTAAACTAATGATTCACACGGGAGGGGATAACGTGCGTATGGTCAAGGCCTTAGCACCCATAAACCCTAACGCCCAACCTTTCTAAGGATTAACTACTAACTACTACTTTTATATAAGTTTATATATAGGTATAGAGTATAGTAGTGTTAGAAGTGTTTTAGTGAAAAAGTAGTTATAGTAGTTATAGTAGTTAATGTCGAATTATTTAAAACATAGGTCCCAGGTCAAGCGCATAGTGGCAAACAACCCACTATATGCGAGTACCAAGTGGCGTAAGTATAGGCAGGCTATACTAATGCGTCGTGGTGGCATATGCGAGGTATGCAAGACAGTGCCTTTGTTTGATCGTGAGCTGCACGTAGATCATATAAGACCAATAGCAGAAGGTGGCGAGGTATACAATGAGAACAACCTACAAATCCTTTGCATTCAATGTCATGGACGCAAGACAGCTGGCGAGAGGGGGTGGGGTCCTATCTCAAAACTTGACCCGGTGAATTCCACCGTCACCTTTTCCTTTGACCAGGGAGCCGAGCCAAACCCCCCAAATAACCTATTTTAGCCAAATGATTGAGGAACTAGCACGCTGGGAGCGAGTAAAGGCAGAATGCGAAAGGAGTATAGATACTCACGGAGCAATACTGGAAGCAGTAACCGACCGAGGCAAACCAGTATTAAGAAAAAACCCAGCAATGGAAGCACTAAAGCAGGCAAACGCCGAAATAGAGAAACTGCGTAAGATTGTGGGCGATGCAGTTAACCTGGACTGAATCTATTATAGAACGCTTTTGCGTCTTAACTGAGGATAGCGGAGCTGGGCAACCAGTAAAGCTTATGGAATGGCAGCGTAAGTTAATACGCGACGCTGAGGGTAAGCGTATGGTGTGGCTAGAAATACCACGAAAGAACGGTAAGAGCGCTTTTATCGCTATGCTAGCCATAGCTCACATGCTCAAAGGATTTAAGGAAGGGACCAACCCTCAGGTAGTTTTAGCAGCTGCGACCAGGGAGCAGGCCGGTATCTTGTTTGGCTACGTCCGAAACATGATTTTGTTAAACCCGGAGCTACAAAAGGTGCTAGAACCCTACCGTAAGGAAATACGGCTAAAGGGTAAGCCTGGGTACCTAAAGACTATTACCAGCGACGGGGGCAGTAACCACGGACTAAACCCGTCTTTTATCCTTTGCGACGAAATACACAGCTGGAATGAGGTAAAGGGTCCAGAACTGTGGGAAGCCCTGCGTACGTCCATGGCTTCACGCCCTAGCCAAATGGTGGCAATTACCACAGCTGGCAGCGCTTACAGCTTTGCACACAAGTGGCACGAATACGCGGAGCGCGTAAAAGAGCAGCCAAGCATTGACCCAAGCTGGTTAACTATCATTTACGGGGCCACGGACGAGGAAGACCCGCACGACCCAAAGGTGTGGGCGAAGGCTAACCCGTCCCTGGGTATAACGGTTACGTTACAATACTTAGAGGAATTAAGCAATACAGCCAAGCACGACGAGCCAACGCTGTTAAGTTTGCGTAAACTGCACCTTAACCAGTGGGCCGGTAGCGCCCAGCCGTACATTGAACTAGGCAAATGGCTTAAGTGCCAAGGACCCAAACCCAAGACCTTGGACAAGTGGCGCTGTTTCTTAGGGGTTGACCTTGCAGCGGTAAATGACTTTACAGCCTACGCGGTGGTTTACTTTAATGGCGAACGCTTTTATACGGTCCAGTATTACCAAATTACCGACCATGCCATGACTAAGCGTAAGCAGAAATATCCTAACCTAGCGCGCAACTGGATAAAGAACGGACAGCTAGACATGGTGAAGGGCGAGGTAACCACAACCGACCATAGAATAGCAATGATTGAAAGTATTATAGACAAGCACCCAGTCGAAGGTATTTTCTTTGACCCCTGGAATGCGGCGGAAACCGTGGAGCGTTTGCGCAGTAAATACGGCAAGCAGTTTTGTTACGAGGTTCGGCAGTCGGCGCTTATGGTGAATGAGCCTATGAAGCTACTTTACCGCATGGTTACCACTAAAGGCATAACACACGACGGCAACCCGATTACCGCCTGGATGATTGCGAACACTAGCTTGCACATTGATAAGAACGATAACTGGACCTTTCAAAAGGATAAGGCACCGGACCGCATAGACGGCACGGCTGCGCTTATTACGGCGCTCGCGGGCTATGTTCACAATGCGAGTACCGGAATGTCGACGTATGAGGAATTAGACATAATTTTTGTGTAACTTTGTGTTATGGCATGGTATGACCGTATAAAGCGTAGCGTTAGTGGAGTAATAAGCCCTAAGCCCTGGTTAATCAATCTTTTCGGGGGTAACGCTACGTTAGCTGGCGAAAATGTAAGCAGCACAAACGCGCCAAAGGTGAGCGCTTTGTACGCCTGCGTTAACTTAATCGGGAACACCATAGCCTCACTGCCTTGGCAACTGTTCCGCGAAACCGAGCAGGGCCTACTATTTCAGCCTGGCCTTATTAACGACCTGGTAAGCAAGCGACCAAACGAGGCGTACAATAGCTACGATTTCCGTAAGGCTATGTTAACGCAGCTTTTGCTGCGGGGTAACGCTTACGTACTGCCGGTACGTAGCGGTAACAACCTGGCCGGCCTGGAGCTTATCGATACCGAGCTGGTAACAGTCGATACTACCAGCGGCGAGCTTATCTACCAGCTGCACCTACGCAACGGTATTAACCTACGCCTAAACCCTAACCAGTTAATACACCTTAAATACTGGTCCTTTGACGGTATTAACGGAGTTAGCCCGATTGTTTACGCCAAAGAAATTATAGGTACATCAATGGCCGCAACTGCCCACATGGGCGGGTTTTATGGTAACGGCGGAATGCCTAAAGGCATCTTACAAATACAAGGCACTATTAGGGACGCGGACCGCGTTAAGCAAATAGGCCGACAGTTCGACGAACTGAACAAGGAGTACAAGGGGCGGACCGCTGTTTTAACTGAGGGGGCAGAGTACAAGCCGGTAGCTGCGAACTTTCAAGAGAGCCAGCTAATCGAAAGCTTGAGGTTTAGTGTTGAAGAAATATGCCGCCTTTACAGCGTCCCCCCGCACAAAATTGGCCACATGGACGGCGCAGGCTATGCAAATAGCATTGAGGCGCAGAACGCGCAATTTGTCAGCGATTGCATTCGCCCGCTAATTGAGGTAATCGAAATGGAATTCACCAACAAGCTACTAAGCGGTAACCGTGTATTCCAGCTAGACCTAAAGGCCCTTATGCGTGGCGACATTACCACTGAGGTACAGCGTAACGTGAATTACTGGAACATAGGCGTAATGAGCGCTAACGAAATACGCCGCACTGAGGGCCTAGCGCCCATTGAAGGCGGCGACATATATAACAAGCCCATGCACATGGGCAGCACAGACGAACAAAATGGAGAAGGAAATACGCAGCCGGACGATACCGGTAACGGAGAGTAATACCATAGAAGGCTACGCCCTTAATTGGAACGAGTACGACATGGGTTCCTTTATGGAGCGCATAGACGTTAACGCGCTAGGCGAGTTAAGGGACTACGACGTACACGCCCTTTACAACCACGACTACGACCGCGTGCTAGCTAGGTCCAAATACGGCGAAGGCACCCTAAGCCTAGAGCAAGACCAAGAGGGTTTAAAGTTCCGCTTTGACTTACCCGATACGTCAACCGGTAACGAAGTGCGGACCTTAGTAGGTCGCGGCGACGTAGACCAGGCAAGCTGGGCTTTCACCGTTAAGCAGGAACGCTGGGAGAATGTACGCAGCGAAAAACCCACACGCGTCATTGAAAAAATTGGCGAAATGTACGACATTAGCCTAACCCCTCGCGGGGCTAACCCCACTACGTCCGTAGCATTACGGTCGCTAGAAAAAGCCTTGCAAGAGGCAGAACCCGAACAATTAACCCAAAACCCCGAAACCGTGGAAAATCACGAAAACGAGGCAGAAACAAGAGCTAACACTTTTGTTGACGCATCAGCAGTTCAAGGTCAGCTTTCAAAAAACGAAGCTCGTAACCTTGGAAAATTCAACATCATCAAAGCAATCAACGAAGCCCGCAGCGGTAAACTTACTGGCCTAGAAGCCGAAGTAAACCAAGAAGGCCTAAACGAAAAGCGCAAGCTTGGAGTTGACGCGCGCGACATGCACGCCATCAACATGCCCGAAATGCTTTTCACCCGTACGCAGTCAGTTACTGGCGGTTCAGGCGGAAACCTTGGCGGCGACTTGGTATTTACCGAGCCAGGACGTTACATCGACTTTTTGTACCCTAACACGCCTACGCTTGGCCTTTGCTCAGTTGCAGAGAACCTAGTAGGTAATATCGACTTCCCTAAGCAAACGTCTAGCTACACGCTAAACTGGCAGACTGAAACCGGAACCGATACCGTCCAAGACATCAACTTTGATAAAGTCACTATGTCACCTAAGCGTGCCGTAATTTCTGCGTCTATGTCAAACCAACTGTTGCGCCAAGAGTACAGCCGTGGAATTGAGCAGCGCGTAATTCAGCAGCTTAACCTTTCATTCAACAAAGGCCTAGAGAACGCTGTACTTAACGGTACTGGATCATCTAACCAGCCTAGCGGTATTTACGTAGAATTAGCAGCGCAAGCCTTGGCCCTAGGTGCTATTTCTTTCGACGACCTAGTAGACATGGAAGCTGCACTAGCTGCAAACGACGCACTAGCCGGTAGCCTTGCTTACGTTACTCACCCTAACGTAGTGGCCAAGCTGAAGAAAACCAAAGTAGACGCTGGTAGCGGACGCTTCCTTGTTGAAGGTATGCTTGACCCGGTCAAAACTGCAAACGGTTACAATATCTTTAATACCACGGTTTCTAAAAAGACCACTGGTACTCCCGATACCTACGGTTTGCTTTTCGGTAACTTCGCAGACGTTCAAATCGGATTTTGGGGCGGTGCCACTTTGATGGTAGACCCTTACACTAACATGAAGTCCTCAATCGTGGAAATCTACGTAGAGCGTTTCATGGACGTAGCCGTATTGCGTAACGCATCCTTTGCTTTGGCAACCGACGTAACTATCTAAACAAAATGGTAACGGTTAGCAGCTATACTCCGATTACGGTAAACCTTACCGAAGTCAAGGCCTTTTGCCGTGTAGACGGTAGCGCAGACGATGCGTTACTAACTATGCTTTTCAGCGCAGCGGTCGAGGAATTTAACAGCTACACCGGCTATCGTTTAGGTACGACAACTGTAACAGTGGACACCTGGGGGCAAGAGCAATACGCACTGCCCCTGGGTCCGGTTACGGCTATTACCAGTGTAACGGCATACGACGACCAAGGCACCGCAACGGTCCAAGTCCTATACACCGATTACACCTACGTTAATACGACCCTAACGCTAAAGGAAACGCCTGAGCGTATGGTGATAGTTTATACTTGCGGCGACACTAACCCGCCCGCAGACATTAAACATGCGCTGTACCAGCGCATTAAATTCGGGTACGACTACGGCGACGACTTGCCGTACAATTCAAACCGCTTTTTTGACCGCCTAGCATTTCGCTACCGCCAAAATTTCTCGTAATGCTAGACCTGCGCGTTACGCTTTACCAGCCGACTACGGCCACAAATAACAGCGGCCAGGTAACAAAGACCTGGACCAGCGCAGGCACATTTTACGCCGAGCGCATAGTGCCAGGCGCAACCGGCACGGAAACCATGCCGTACGACCAAATTCAAAGCGCCACTAGCATAACCTGGCGTTTACGCTATCCCAACAGCGTGGCAGCAAAATGGAAGCTAACCTACAACGCCGAGGACTACGACATAGTAAGCGTAGCGCCCGAAGGCCGCCGCCGTTTTTTGCTAGTCAAAACAAACCTACGCGACAATGGCACGGGGTAACACTGTTTACCTAAAAAGCGAAAGCGGCAAGGTAGAATCTTTTGACCAGTTCCGGCAGCGCCTAAAGCAATTAGGCACGTCGGAAACTTTGCGTTTTAGAGAGCTTCGGAACATCCTAAAGGCCGAGGCACGTCCGCTAGTGGAAAAGGCCCGCACAGAGGCTTATAATGAGTTACAAGCCAAGGCAAGCTACAAGGCACGTGGCGTAAAGGATGCCAACAAAAAAACAAACGGTGCTTTTTACAACCTATACAAAAGTATAGACGTATTTCCGAACAAGGGAACGGTAAAGGCTTACGTAGTGGTAGGCTTACGGCCCAGCAGCAAACGCGGCGCATACTACGCCCCCTGGCAGCTATTCGGCGGAACTGCAAAGAATTTTACGCCAAAAGCTTTTTTTGATAAAGCGTTACAAGGTAGCGACGTACCCCGTAAGACAGCCGAAAAAATTAGTAACTTTGTACAAAAGCGCATTAAAGCGCATTTGCGGTGAACTACTTACAGTACATACATGAAGCGGTCCAAGCGTCTACCAGTACGCCGGTCTATTCATTGGCGGCACCGCAAGCTGAAACGGGGGATTTTATCGTAATAAACCTTAACGGCATAACCGTAACCGAAAGTAAGGACCAGTACGTAGCCGAGCGAGTAGCAGCTACTCTATTCATGCACTACGCCAGTGCCGACGAAGCACAAAACGAACTGACCGAAATACGCCACAATTTGCAGCACTACCCCCGCGTAATACCTATGTACACTCAGTACGTAAACCAAGACAGCGGGAGCTTAGAAGCGACAGCATGCGCGGCGGATGCCATAGGCGTAGCGGCAGAACAAACTTTCACCATAGCCTACATGGAGAACATGCAGGCCTTTTACAATGAACAGCAGGAAAGTATTATACTGGCTGCGGATTTCACCTTTCTAATAAACTATTAAACATGAGCAACATAAGCGGCGGAGAAGTTCGCCTTTTTTTAAGCGCAGACGGCGGAACGACCTACAAAGCGTTTGCAGCCGAAACGGAGTGCAGCATTGAGCTGAACGCCGATACCCGCGAAACCACAAGCAAAGACGTGGCAGTATTTCGTACTTACGTAACTAGCGCCAAGTCCTGGACTATTAGCGGCACTAGCAACCTAGGCGACGACGACGCAGCCAAGTGGAACGTAGACGAACTATACGCCAAAGTAGGCGACATCGTTAACATCCGAATTACCCAAGTTACAGCTGGTACGGTTACTCCCGTAGTAGGTGAAACTAAAGTAGAAGGTACAGCGATCCTTTCGCAGCTTTCAGTTAGCGCACCGGACAAAGACAACGGAACGGTAAGCTTTACGCTTAACGGTACTGGAGCATTTACCGTAGGCGTAAACGCATAAGCCATGGACGGGAAAAAGTTTACGCTGGGGGCAGCATTGCTATTCGAAGAAGTGACGGGTAAAAGCGTTACACAATTAGGTAACCTAGGCCTGGCAGACATGCTGGCCATGCTATATGCCCAGGAATTCTGGGATATGGCGGACCGCATAAGCTTTGACGAGTTCAAAGCAATGGCAGGGGCTTGGGATATTACCGAACTTACCCAGCGGCTTAACGGCCCTTTTTCCCAGCCGGCGGCCCAGTAGACGTACTAGGTCAGCTGGTGGGACGCTTAGGCCTTGCGCCTAGCGAAGCGAAGACGTTAACACTGGAACAATTAGAGGCTGTGTTTAGGCACGGCTTAGAACGGGACAAAGACGAGTGGCGTAGGCAGCGATGGCTAGCCGCCGTGCTGGTAAACATAAGCGGGAAGTCGGTAAAGAATGTAATTTCGGAAACCGACTTACTCGCGTTTGAAGATGAGAAAAAAGAAAGCAGCCTGCGGGCATTATTAAGAAGCTATGGACGTCACTAGTAAAGTATTATTGGGCCTGGATGCTGCGGAGTTTCGCCGTGGTATTCAGCAGGTAGACGCGCAGCTTAAACAAACGTCCAAGAGCTTTGCAAACCTTGGCGCAATGATTGGCGCTAGCTTTGCCGGCGCTGAAATTATAGCCTTTGGAAAAGAGTGCATCAACCTTGCCGCCGAAGCGGAGAACGTCCAGGTAGCCTTTGCCAATATCGGAACGAGCGCACAGCTCACGCAGCTACAACAAGCAACCGACGGCGAAATAAGCAAACTAAAGCTTATGGAACGCGCCGTAAAGGCAGTGGGCCAAGGTACGGGCATTGAGGACCTAGCAACGCAGCTGGACTACGCCAACAAGGTGAGCGACGCTACGGGCATAGCCTTTGACGAAATAGCCGACAAACTGCAAACGGCTTTTGCAAAGGAAAGCACTAAGGGCCTAGAGCAGGCAGGCATTAACGTCAAGGAAATGAAGGACCAGCTAGCAGCTGGCGTTCCTTACGCAGAGGCCTTGGGTAACGCAATGAAAGCCACCCTGGACATTATAGGCCCAGGGATCGAAAGCAGCGCGGATGCATTAGACCGACAAAGGGCAAGCATAGAAGATTTAAAGCTGCAAATAGGCACTGCCCTACTCCCGGTATACGCTGGCTTTTTGTCTTTTGTTTCGGACGGCCTAAAGGTATTAAACGCCCTGCTAAGTGGCCAGCTTTCGCTATACGAGAAACTGTCTTATTTAGCTAGTTACATAACGCCCAACGGCGCAGCTACTCGCGTATTTTTAGACGGTCTAAAGGCATCCAAAGAGGCGTTAATAGATACAACCCTTGCCGCTCCCAAGTTAGGCTTGGCGTTAACCGAGGCAACCGACAAAGCAGCGGACGGACTAAAGAAAGCAAACGTAAAGGCAGAGGCCTTTGTAGATACGCTCAGTAGCATGCTTTCGCTTGCCAGGCAATACGCCCAAGAGGATTTTAATTTCGTGGGCAGGCAAGAGGTACTAGCCACCTTTCAGCCTATATCAATGGAAGCAATTAGCGAAGTCGAGGGCGAGCTAGTGCCGTTAATACAAGGGGTAAAAGACTTTAGCAGCCAGCTCCAGCTAGCCTCAAACATAGGCGCTGAGTTTGGCAGTATACTTACCACAGCGTTTACCGCTTCGCTTACCAACGGCGAGAACTTTTTTGAGGTGCTAGGCAAAGCCCTAAAGGATTACGTAGCCAAGTTAGTGGCAGCGGTGCTGGCAACCGTAGCGCTCGCTGCAACTATTAGCGCCATAACCGGAGTGCCATTTAAAACGACTTTCCAAGCCATGCAAGCAGGCGGAGGTATGGGCAAATTATTTGGAGGTGGCGACATGAACCTAAACGCCCGCGTAAGTGGAGCCGACCTATTACTAGGCACCCAGCGCAGTGGTAATAATTTCTCGCGAGTAGGTGGCTAAGGTCCTATTTGCAACGGCCGATACGGCGGGCTATAATTGGGTGCTTTGGGGCGTTGATGCCCCGATAAGTCCAGCCCCTGGCTTGGAGTTTACCGTAGCGTCGTGGGAAGTTGCTTACCAAGCGCAGGACGAAGTGAAGCCTGGCATAATTGCTAGTACATGCAACCTTAGCGTATTCGGTGGCCTTAGCATTAACGACTGGCGCACAATCTTAAGCGACGCATACGGCAGATATATAATCGAACAAAAGAGCGGATTAAACGTAATTTGGCGAGGGTTCCTGGTTCCGGATTCATGCAGCATTGAAGTGACCAACGGCCAGCGATTTGTTAAGCTTACCTTTTCGGACGGGTTCCAAATGCTTAACCGACGCGCAGACTTTTACCAGTTCACGGGCATAAAAGCGTTCACCGATCAAATTGCCGATACTTTTAACCTTTGCAACTTTTGGGACTGCTATACCGGCTTTTTTGTTTCCGAACACTTGCAACCGAGTAACAAGGGAATCACAACAAACCAGGGCGGCCTTTGGTGGACTGGGTGCACACAAAGCGGCCTATGGTTTCGCGATGGCGAGTATCGCACTTACCGCGAAGCACTAGAAGATATTCTCACAACCTTTGGCCTACAACTGTACCAAGACAAAGGGGAGCTGGTATTTAGGACCGCTTGGCTTAGTACGCCAGCATGGTACAACTGCTACACTAAATTTGGGGCGTTCCTAGGGCGTATCACTACCCCTGGGCCCTCGGTAGTACCCCTTGTGTATTCGGAGGGCTTAGAGCTGTACAAACCGGCCTTTCGTGAGGTATTTATTACCCACAACCAACCGAGCCAGGGTATAATTAGAAACGAAAGCGGCAACAACAAAGCGCGCGACAACTACTTTGTGGGCAACGTAACGCCAACGGGTGCCAACCACATAGACCTAGATTCCTACCTTAACGCACGCCTATCTTTTGAT